CCAGCAGCGCATCCGGCATCTCGTGGGTGAGCGAACCGATCCCCTGAAGCTTCCCGCCTTGGTGCGCCACGTCGAACATCGGGCGATCGGTGGCTATGTCCGCGATGTCTCCGATGGGCCGAAGCGATTCACGACCGTCGACGAACTGGACGCGCTGCTGGCGCAGTGCGGGCTCAAGAGCAAACCCTATGAGGGGCCGAAACAATGAATGACCGTGAGCATGATCGCACGACACTCCGGGAAGTGGCCCAAGTCGTCACCGTGGCGGTGACCGTGGCCGCGGTGATTTGGTGGGTATGGTATCGCTGATGGCGGGCGGCGGCGAATGAGGCCATTGCTTGCCCTGCGTCGTGAGACGCGAGCCCAGACGGAAGCCCGAGTGGCCCGGGAGTGGACCGGCTGTGAACCGTGGGACCAGAAAGAGGAACCGATGACGGCGACGTTGAAGTTGTATGAGCTGGCCGACGCCTACGAGCGGATTGCCGAGGCGTTGATCGAGAACGGCGGCGAACTCACAGCCGAACTCGCCGTGGATCTAGACGCGATCGAGGGTGCCTTCGAGGCGAAAGTCGAACGAGTGGCCCTGTACGTCCGCAACCTGCTGGCGACGGCTGATGCGGCCGACGCGGAAGCCGCCCGGTTAGCGGTGCTAGCCCGCAGCCGCCGGCAGGCGGCGGATGGCTTGAAGGGCTACCTGATGGCGCAACTTGATCGGGTCGAGAAGCCCAAGGTGGAGACGCCCTTGATCGTGGTGCGGATTCAGAAGAACAGCCGCCCCTCGATTCAGTGGCCCGATACGTTACCGATCCCGGAGGGCTACCAGCGGGTGACGGTGAGCCTCGACGGGCAGAAGGCGTACTCGGACTGGAAGGCGGGCACGTTGCCCAGCGGCTTCGTGGTTGAGCAGGGTCGCCATCTTCGGATCTCGTAACGACAGGAGGGAACGAAACACCATGACACAACGCCCTGATCCCACAACCGCCCGCGATACGGGGGGCGGGTTTGAGCCCCACTCCGAAGGGCAGTTCGGCATGATTTGCGTGGACGTGGTGAATCTCGGGACGAACGTCGAGCAGTTCCCGGGGAACGATCCCCGTGAAGTGGACAAGGTCGCGCTCGTATTCGCCAGCGGGGAAACGCAAGGGGCGGAGAATGAACTGACCCTGGTGACGGTAGAGATGACCAACTCGATGAACGAGAAGGCCAATCTCCGAAAGTTCCTGGAGTCATGGCGTGGGAAGTCCTACACCGCGCAGCAAGCAGAGGCTGGTGTCCCACTCCACAAACTCCAGGCCCAGGTCGGGTTGCTTTCCGTCGAGCACATCACCACGAAGCGGGGTCGCAAGTTCGCCAAGGTGCGCTCCATCTCGCCATTGCCAAAGGCGATGGAGTCGCCTGACGCTCTGGTGTTGGAGGGCTACGAGCGGCCGAAGTTTCTGGAAGACAAGAAGACGCAATACGCCGACGCGCTAGCGCGGCATCGCAAAGAGACGCGCCGGCCGGTGGATGATGGCATTCCGATTGGCGACGAGCCGGGCGATGAGGATGACGATTTACCCTTCTAGGGTGAGCAGCGGCGTGCTGGGGATGCACTCCATCACCGAACTTCATCGGTGGGAGCCCCGGACAGGGCACACACCCCAGCACGCCCGCTGGTTCATTCCGGCGTACAGGGCCGACAGCGCCAACCGGGGAGCGGGGTGACGGACGCCCAACTCTACTGCGGGGACGCCCTCACGGTCCTCAAGACGCTACCTGAGGCATCGGTGCGCTGCTGCGTCACTTCGCCCCCGTACTGGCGCCAGCGCGATTACGGCATCTCGGAACAGTTGGGGCTCGAGCCGACGCCGGAGGCGTACACGGAGCGGCTGGTCGTTGTGTTCCGGGAAGTCCACCGCGTGCTCACCCCGGACGGCTCGCTCTGGTTGAACCTAGGCGATAAGTGGGCGAGCGGTGGGAACGGTGGTGGTGGCTCGTTCATGGCAGGCCGCACCGAGGCATGGGCGCACGCGAAGAACGCGAAGGGTTGGCGCTCGCCACCGGCTGGTTACAAGGACAAGGACCTGGTGGGCATCCCGTGGATGACAGCCTTTGCGCTTCGGGCCGATGGGTGGTACCTGCGGCAGTGCAATGTGTGGGCCAAGCCCAATTGTATGCCGGAATCGGTGGACGATCGTTCGACGATCTCGCACGAGTACGTGTTTCAGCTCACGAAGAGCGTGGACTACTTCTACGACAATGAGGCCGCCCATACCCCAATGGCGCCCTCGAGCGAGACGCGGCTAGCGCAGGACGTAGACGGGCAGCAGGGCTCCCTCCGAGCGAATGGCGGGGGTAAGACCAACGGTCCCATGCGTGCCGTCGCCCGTTCACGTCCCAAGGGCCCGCACGGTAGTACGCTCATGCATGGTCGCCGCACTCTCGGTGACAACCTGCCTGCGAGTGAGCGACGCCGCGACAGACAGCGAGGCCATTCCCGCCGACATCAGGGCTTCAACGAGCGATGGGATGGCATGAGCCGCGAGGAGCAGCGGGGGAATGGGGCGCGGCTCCGTTCGGTGTGGTGGATCGCACCCGCGCACTATCGGGAAGCGCACTTCGCGGTTATGCCGGAGGGCATCGCAGAACTCTGCATCCTCTGCGGCAGCGCCCCCGGAGATGTAGTGCTCGATCCCTTCGGGGGAAGCGGAACCGTCTCGCAGGTCGCCACAGGGCAGGGTCGGGGCTCCATCTACATCGACCTCAATCCCAAGTACCTAGAGCTGGCTCGCCAACGCATCGGGCCGATGCTCTGTCGGGATATGGCCGTATGAGGGAATCCGCGCAGCGCGAAATCGTCTTTGAGGCCCACGAGGCCCAACATCGCCAGCGGCTCCGGATCCTGCGGGACGCGATGGCCCTGCTCTACCGGAGCCGCCTCGTGGAGCTGGGCTTCGACCGCGCCCAGGTGAACGGCAACGACGTGCGGCGGTGGCTGGAACGGAACCCGGAATACGACATCGGCGGCAGCGCCAACTGGAGGGCCGCGGTGTTCGCGTCCAAGCTGTGGGAGTGGACCGGCCAGATGGTGGAGAGCACAGCCCCTGGTGGGCACCGGACGAAACTCCAGGCGTACCGGCTGCGGGAGGCCATGGGAAGATGGCTTGACACACCTTGACGTACATGTAGATTGGGGTTCGTGAGAACGTGGCGGGTGCGCGTGCCGTTTCCGATGCCGGATGGTGAGGCGGAGTTGACCTGTGATTGCGGCCAGGAAGCGAGGGTACCGACGAAAGGCCATGCACTGGTGGTAGCCTCTATCGGCATGGGTTTGGTGTTTGACCCGCCAAGCTTTCCACCGCCCGCCGACTTCCTCCCAGCGACGATCCAGTGTAGGCGCTGTGGTCGCATCTATGAATTCGGGCCCGATGTACGGTAAACACTTCGCGCAGACCTACACGGGCTCGATGTTCGGGGCCGGGCCGGTCGTGTTCGCCGTCTGGGGCTATGTAATCGCCAATGCCCGCCGGGACGGGACGGTTGAAGTGAACGCCCAGCTCGTGGCGGCGGCCCTGGGGGCCTCGGTGGAGGACGTTGGGAAGGCGCTCTCCTACCTCACATCACCGGACCCAACGAGTCGCAGCAAAGAACACGACGGGAAGAGGTTGTTGCCGCTGGGTGAGTTCCTGTACATCGTCCCCAACTACAAGCGGTTCAACGCGATGCGTAATGACGATGAGCGCCGAGCGTACAACCGGATCAAGCAACAGGAGTCACGCGCCAGGCGTCGCGTCAAGGTAGATGTCAGCCGCCGTCAGCCGCCGTCAGCCCCTATACCGGTACCGGTAGATATACCGGTAGAGATAAAGACTCCCCGCAAGCGGGGGGCGAGTACTGTTCCCGCCACGTCGTGGAGTGCGAAGGCCATTGACACCTGGAAAGCCTGTGCTGGTAGCCCTCCGGTAGGTCCCCTCGTCTCGGCCTTGAAGCCCGTCTACGACGAGCTTAAAGACACCGATCGACTCTGCTACGGGTTGGCCAAATGGCTCCGGGCCGGCAATGCCAAGTTTGGCCCGGCGGTGTTCGCACGGGACTGGCGGCAGTGGGTCCCCAGCGGCCAAGACGGGCTGCCCAAAGGGAACGATCTCGTCATGGCCGAGTGGCTGGCGAAGGGGGCCGATGCTCACGGACCGTGAAGGGTTCGCCGTGGCGCTCCATCGGCTCGCCGCCTTCCACAGCAAGGCGTTGGATGCGGCCACCGTGGACGACTACTGGCGGCTACTGCAACCTGAGCTAGACGACCAGCAATTCCGCCAGGCGTGTGCAGCGCTGGCAGCCGGCGATTGGTGGCCCACTCCGGCGCGAGTTCTCCGAGCGGCTCGGTTCGCTGCTCCGTTCGCGTGGCGTTCGGCCATCGGCCGGCTGTACAGCGCCGTTCGGGCGTGCGATGAGTTCGGCCCCACCGGTGGGACCACGTATCGCGCCGAGAGAGTACGCCAACAATGCGGGGATCTCGGCGCCCGCTTGTTCTCGGCCGTCGGCGGGCCCGCGGCGTTCATGCGGGCCTTCTGTGAGCCTGAGGCGGAGACCTTCCTGCGGAAAGCGTTCATGGAGGCGGCGCGGGAGCTCACGGCCGAAGAGCCCGAGGCCATCACCGCGCTGGTCGATGGGACTATGCCTGCAGCACTGCCCCGATCTCACGACGCGGTGCCGCTCCCGATAGTACGGGCGCTTTCTGATTCGCTGAGGCTGGACCGATGACCGACGCGCACCGGCGGGCGGCACCGTGATTCAGCGTCGTAAGCCTCTGCCCCGTTCGCGGAAGCGGCTCGCCCGCCGGACGCGGCCCCAGAGCAAGGGCAAGTCTCGATTCAAGGTGAGTGGCAAAGCAGACCGCGAATACCGCACATGGATACGGCGGCAGGTGTGCGCTATTCCCGCGACCGATACCTGGATGCCGAACTTCAGTCTCGGTGCCGTGATGCACGTCTGTCATGTGCGAAGCCGTGGCGCGGGCGGTACGGATCGCGCCAACCTCGTGCCGATGTGCGCAACGCACCACGCCGAGCAACACATCATGGGGATACGCACGTTCGAGAAGCGGCATAGCGTGAACCTCAAACAGATGGCCGCTGAGTATCAAGTTCGGTATCAAGCGTGGCGGGCCGCCCAGGCGGGGGCTCGGTGACCCGGATGGTCTTGCCGGTGCCGCCGAGTGCGGGGCTCTACTGGCGGCTGGCCCGCGGGCGGATCGTGAAGACGGCCGCGGCGCGGGCCTATCAGCAGGGGGTGAAACTACGAGCCTTGGCCCAGGGCTGCCGCCCCATATCCGGGCCTGTGGTGGTGACGATCCAGTGGTTCCGGGCCGCCCGCCGCGGCGACCTAGACAATCATCTCAAAGTGGTGCTCGATGCCTTGCAGGGTGTGGCCTATCGGAACGACAACCAGATCGTGGAGCTGCACGCCTACCGGCTGGAGGATCACCAGAACCCGCGCTTGCAGATTGTGATTGAGGACGTGGCGCCATGAAGTACTGCGCGACCGAACGCGCCTGGGTGATGCGGCTGCTGGCGCGACTGACGCCGGCGCAGCGCGCCCGCTATGAAGTGGAGATGCGAAGCGCGCCCGCGCACCCCCACTCGGGGAAGAAGTACGATCGGCTCAAGGCCGAAGTCGCGGAGCGGATACTTCTAGAAGATTCACGGAAAGGGGCTACACGTGGGCAGCTTGAATCGTGAGCGACCCTTGGTACCTCAGTCCAGGCCTGACGCGGCATCGTCCCCGCCGGACCTCGTAGAGCGGCTCCGCGAGATTGCCGTTAATCCGAGGACGGCGAACCGCAGACTCGACTACTGGTTCTCCCCCGAGCAGGTCGCGGCGGGGCTGGAGGCGGCGATACAGGCAGCGATGTGGTGCGCTATCACACACGGACACGGGCCGGACCGGGAGCGTGCTATCACGGCCTTCCTGGCCGCAGCGGGGGCGAACCCGAAGGAGGGATGATGAGGCGGTTTTTTCGCTGGTGGTTCCGGGACGAGTTAGAAGACGAGTTTTACCGGGGCGTTCGAGATGGCGTGCAGAGCGTGATGGAGGCGTTGGAGAAGTGGGACACACAGGTCCAGCATCCCTGGCGGCTGAGCGATTGCCTGCGCCTCAAACTGAACCTCATCAACAAGCGACGGGTCCGGAAGAATCCGAGGCCCACCCCATGAGCGCCGCTGACCCCGTGGGGCACCACTACAGCAGCCCATCCGGCGCGCGGTCGCGTCTCGCTCACTACCTCGCCCACAGCATCATCAAAGGTGTCGAACCCCATGGAGACGGACGCCCTCAACGCTGGCAACTAGGGGCGCCCCCACCGGAGGGCCAAGGATGAGAGATTGGTCGTTGACCATCCCCACCACCGCCTTTCGGCTGTTTTTGCCAGGGACTAGGCTCCGCTGCTGGTGCGGCTCCGGTATTGAACATTTGGGGCCACACACCTATGCTAGAGTCATGGTCCAGCCGGACTTCACCTCGGCGATCCCCGCAGATGTGCATCGCACGATTCGGTGCCGATCGTGCGGCACGATCCTTCAAACGACGTACACTACCGGATGAGTCTAAAACCGCAGCAGGAACGCTTCTGTCAGGAATACCTGATAGACCTCAACGCGACTGCGGCCTACAAGCGGGCTGGATATGAGCCGAAAAATGATAATGTCGCCGCCGCCGCCGCCTCCCGGTTGTTAGGGACCGTTAAGATTCAGGCCCGCGTTGCAGAGTTGCAGCATGCCCGTTCGCAACGGGTCCACATCACCCAGGATCAGGTCCTTCAGGAACTTGCCGTGCTGGCCTTTTCCGATGTCGGAGACTATGAGATCAACGATCTAGGTAACGTTGAATGCAGCGAGGGAGCGAAGGTCTGGGTCACTCGTGCCCTATCCTCCGTCAAGCGCACCGTGCGCCGGGATGAGGATAGGGTTGAGTACGTGACAACCGAATTTCGGTTGTGGGACAAACCCGCGGCCCTCCGCATGTTAGGTCAGCATCTCGGTATGTTCAAGGAAATTCACGAACTGACAGGCAAGGATGGCGAAGCGATCCCCATCGAAATCCGAGACGCCCAACAGACGCTCCGTCGCCGAATCGGTCGCCTTGCTGACCGGCTCACAGCGGGAAGCGAGCTTACGGCAGCTCGCCCCTACGGCAACGGACGCCGCGCATCTCCTCGCTGAGTGGCGATTCTGGGCCCGACCCAACCAACTGGCGCCAGAGGAACCGTGGACGATCTGGCTTCAGTTGGCGGGCCGAGGATTCGGCAAGACCCGTTCGGGAGCCGAATGGATCTATCATCGCTGGCGACGGGGCCTGATGCGGCGGGCGGGCTTGATCGCTTCAACGCCTGCGGACGCTCGCGACGTGATGATCGAAGGCGAGAGCGGGATTCTACATGTGGGCCATATCGGTGAGCGACCACTGTATGAGCCCTCCAAACGGCGGCTGACGTGGCCCCGCGATGAGGGGGCGGAACCGGCCATGGCCACCATCTTCTCTGGCTATGAGCCTGACCAGCTCCGCGGGCCCCAACATGACACGGCATGGGGCGATGAGCTGGCGGTCTGGAAGTATGCGCGGGAGGCGTTCGACAACCTGATGCTGGGTCTCCGATTGGGGGAGAATCCCCAGGCGGTGTTCACCACGACACCCAAACCGATCGCCTTGTTACGTGAGTTGGTGCGCCGGCCTGACGTGAAAATGACACGGGGAACGACCTACGAGAACATCCAGAACCTCGCCCCCGCCTTCCAAGCGGAAATCGTCAGCCGCTATGAAGGCACGACGTTAGGCCAGCAAGAACTTCTTGCGGTGCTCCTCGAGGAATCGGAGGGCGCCCTGTGGAAACGGGCCATGATTCGGCGGGTACCGACGGCGCCCCACCTCCTCCGCATTGTGGTGGCCATTGATCCCGCTGTGACTGCACGGGAAGAATCCGACGAGACGGGCATCATCGTGGCTGGCCGTGGACGGGATGGCAACGGCTATGTGTTGGCTGACCGCAGCGGGCGCTATGGCCCTGACCAATGGGCTCGGCGCGCCATCGAGGGCTTCGATGAGCAGCAGGCCGATCGTATCGTTTACGAAGCGAACCAAGGTGGCGATCTGGTGGCCCACACCCTGACCACGGTGCGGAAGAACCTGCCGCTCGAGGCGGTCCACGCGACGGTAAGCAAACGTGCCCGGGCTGAACCGATTGCGGCGCTCTACGAGCAGGGGCGAGTCTACCATGTCGGGACCTATGAGGCCCTCGAAGACCAGTTGTGCAGCTGGGAACCGCTCTCCGGCATGGCGTCCCCTGACCGGCTCGATGCCTTGGTCTGGGCGCTGACGGCATTGTTCGGGACCCCAGACGCGGTACCGACTGAGCTCGATCCCAGCTTCTTTGAGGACTTCCACCGCGAGAGCCCGTGGAAAGGACGGTTCTGAACCAGACGTGGCCGGGCTGACGAAGGTGGCACTCCGGCAGGCGTTGTTCGTGGCGCCTGCGCACGATCCGACGGCGATGCTGGTGCGCATCGAGGACTATCATGGGCAGCCGGCCCGTCCGACCTTGCGAGAAGATGCTGTCACGATCGGTGTCAACACACGAGGTCTGGCGTACCGCCCACAGTATACGGAGTGGCAACTGCGGTTCAGGGTAGAGTACAACCCGCGCCTGGTGAGCGAAGAACAACTCTTGGCGTTGATTGACCAAGCGGGTTGGGGTGTCGGCATCTGCGAAGGGCGCCCCGAGCGGTCCAGCGCGTTGGGATGGGGACGCTTCGCTCGCTACGTGGAGGCGTGAGGTATGGTCGCGGCTTCGGGTCCCTACAACCCGAGGTCGTGGCCGGGCATGGCACGGCGCGGCGGGCATGGCAGGCGCGGCTTGGCGATGCTTGGCCTGGCCGGGCGGGGCTTAGCGCGGCCTGGCGTGGCAGGCACGGCAAGGCAAGGCCGGGCAAGGCTTGGCAGGCACGGCAGGGGTCGTGCTAGCGTCGCTCACCGGAAGGTGGTAGACTAGCGCCATGCAACGACGCCTCTTTTTCAGTTTGCTCGCGGGTTTCCTTGTGGTCCCTGCCGTTCTGCGGAATGGTGGGTTGTTATTCGGCCTGAGGGAACCCCCGGCACCGAAGACGGTGGATTCTTGGGGAGCAATCCGTGACCGGCAGTGGCAGCGGTTTCTTCGCGAATCGCTCAGACTGAGGAATCGCACAATCCAATACTCAACGGGTTTCTATGCCGAAGACCGCCTCTAAGGGCAACGGTCGCCACCGGCTGGCTGGTGTCGTGAAGCAGGAACCCCAGCCCGCCCAGCCCACCACCGGGTTCTCCGAAATCGGCCAAACGGGCCTCCTCCGCTACTCCGGCTACATCAACGAAGAGTTCCACCGGGACCTCACGGGTGATCGCGCGCTCAAGATCTACAAGGAGATGTCCACCAACTCCGCCACAGTAGGGGCGTGTCTCTTCGCGGTCGAGAAGTTGATGCGGGGCACCAGCTTCTTCGTCCAGCCTGGTGGGGACAGCAACGATGACCTGCGAGCTAAGGATCTGATCGAGACCAGCCTGCACGACATGAGCCAGTCGTGGCATGACTGCTTGGCCGAGATCCTAACGATGCTCACTTACGGCTGGTCCTACCATGAGCAGGTCTACAAGTACCGCCGCGGGCCGCAACGGGATGTTGGCCAATCCAGCCGCCACGATGACGGGCTGATCGGCTGGCGGAAGTTGCCGATCCGCTCCCAGGACAGCCGCACGCGCTGGGAGTTCGACACCTCGGGTGGGATCAAGGGGATGTACCAGCAGCCAGTGACAGCTCCCACAGAGCTGTTCATCCCCATCGAGAAGGCGTTGCTGTTTCGACCCAACGTCCACAAGAACAACCCCGAGGGCCGCTCAGTGCTCCGGACAGCCTACCGTTCCTGGTACTACGTCAAGCGGATCGAGGAGATCGAGGCCATCGGGATTGAACGCGATCTGGCGGGCTATCCCATGGGTTTCGTGCCAGCCGAACTGTTGAGCGGTACCCGCAGCAGTGGCCAAGCGAGCATCTACAACGCGTTGAAGAATTTCGTGGTCAACATCCGGCGCGATGAGCAGGAGGGCGGGTTGTGGCCCATGGCCTACGACGGCCAGGGCAAACCACTCTATGATTTCAAGCTCTTGAGCACCGGCGGGACCCGACAGTTCAACACCACCGAGGTGATCCAGCGCTACAACCGGGAGATCGCCATGAGCGTCATGGCGGATTTCCTGTTCTTGGGGTCCACTAATGTGGGGAGCTGGGCCTTGGGCGCCGCCAAGACCAGCCTGTTTGGCGCCGCGGTCGATTCCATGCTGGATCAGGTGGACGATGTAATGAATCGGCACGCCGTCCCGCGTCTGTTGGGCTTGAACGGGTTCCGCCTCGAGAAGCTGCCCGAGCTGAAGCACAGTAACGTCGAGTCGGTGGATCTGAACACGATCGCTTCCATGGTCACGGCCCTTTCAGGGGCCGGCGCACGGCTGTTCCCGGATCTGGACTTGGAGAACCACTTCCGCAACCTTCTGGGTTGGCCCGAGATGACGGAGGAGGGCTATGAAGACCGGGAAGCAGATCAAGTAGAAGCGGAGCGGCGCCGGGCGGATGCGAAAGCCGAGCTGCTGCGCGCCAACGAGGAACGGATGCAGGCTGACGCTCAGGGGGTTCACCGTGATGTGAAGCGGGAGCCGCAGCACATCACGGTGAACGTTCCAGCGGCGGCCCAGCCGAATATTCACGTACCAGTTACCATTGCCGAAGGAGCGATCAAAGTTGATACGCCGGCTGTTACCACTGCCGCACCTATCGTAAACGTGGCAGCCCCGAATATCACGATGCCCGCCCCGTTCGTGCATGTGGAGCCGGCGAAGGTGAAGATCGCCCCCGCCCAGGTGACCGTCGAGTCTCACAGCCATGTTACCATTCCGCGGAAACCGGGGCGCTATGTCATCAAGGGCAAGGATGGCCGGGAATCCGTGATCGAGGTCCAAGATGGCAGCTAAGACGATTGCCTACCGTATTGACATCCTCAACGTGATGCGCGGGGTGAACATCACCGCGCCCACCGCCACCTACCTGTCGGCCTTTTCCGTTCTCTCGACTGACGGCAGTTCCGGCGGGACCGAAATCGTAGCCGCTACTCGTCAGCCCATCACTTGGAGCACAGGGGGAAGTTCAGGCCAGTCGGTGAACACTACGGAGATCCTGTTTCCCGTAGCGACTACGAGTTGGGGGACCGTCGTTGGCGCCGGTGTTTGGACCTCATCGGGTGCTGCTGGGGCCTTACCGTACAGTCATGTGCTCACGACCTCGGTCACCATCAATGCGAACGATCAACTGAAGTTCAGCAGCGGCGCGCTGACGCTCCAAGAGATCTAGGTCATGCTGCTGCTCACCAGCACCTCCGACCTGGTCCAAGTCGTTACGGGCCAGGCCGTCACGACGGATGTCCATGCCTCGTGGGTGGACAACGCCTCTGGCACCATCACCCCCGGCCGCACGAATACGGCCATCACCGGGGCGACGACTACGACGGTGGTCGCGTCTCCCGGCGCCTCGACCCAGCGGAACGTGCAGACTCTGGTCGCCCGGAACAAGCACGCCTCCTCTTCTGTCACCGTTACCGTGCAGCACTTCGATGGCACGACGACCGTTGAACTCGTGAAGCTGACGCTCGCGACCGGAGAGGAACTGCAATACATCGATGGTTCAGGTTGGGCGGTGCTCGATACCAACGGGGCTCTCAAGGTTAGTGAGGCCGGGGCCATTGCGACCCAGGCCGATATGGAGTCCGGCAGTTCACTGACCAGCTTCGTCACTCCGGGCCGCCAGCATTTCCATCCCTCGGCGGCCAAGTGCTGGCTGGTGTGCGGTGTGGCGGGGAATATCCTCGGTAGCTACAACATCACCAGCATCTCGGATACGGGCACTGGCGTTGTCACGGTCACGATTGCCACCGATTTCTCGGGCACGACGTATGCCTGCGTAGCGCAAGTCCAGGCGACTGGCACCACGTGGGCTGTGGCCAATGCCAGAGAGTGCCACATCCGAAGCGCCACGATTGCTGTCGGGAGCGTCGCGCTCGATTGCATTGATAATACAGGGACTACTAACCTCGTGAAGGACCCGACCACCTGGCACATGGCTGCCTTCGGAGATCACGCATGACCAAGCCTCCTGAGACGCTGCGGATTGCGCTTACCTGCGCGGACGGGACGCTGGCACTCATGACGTTCGTCACTACCGAGTACCGGGCTGACGGGAGTATTGCCTGGTCACGGCTGGCGACCCGCGGAACGGTGGACGCCGAGATCGCCCGCGCTTCCGTTTCGTTCGACCCCGAGCAAGTGCCAGTCGTGTCGTGGCGCTTCGTCGAGGAGAGTGAGGTTCCGACGGACCGGACCTATCGGAACGCGTGGCGGGATACGGGGCGAATCGAGCACGACATGGCGCATGCCCGTGAGCTTCATCGAAACCTTCTGCGGGAGGCGCGGGCGCCGAGATTGGCGGCGCTCGACTTGGCATACCTCCAGGCAGATGAAGCTAACGATCAGCCTCGCAAAACGGCCATCGCGCAAGAGAAGCAACGCTTGCGCGACGTAACCCTGGACCCTCGGATTGAGGCCGCGCAATCCATCGCTGAACTTCAGCTCGTCGGGTTGCCCGCGTGAGTCTCAAGTATCTCTACGACCCGACGTTCGCGCTCAAGGGCTGGTTCGATCCAGTCCTCGAACTCGAAGCGTGGGCTGATAGCGAGTTCGGGGCGGCGGCCGGTGGTGTTACCCAGAAATCGGCTACCGCTACCCTGGATGCTAATGCATCGCTGATAGCACAGTACACAAGGCAACGGCTTGAATCGGGG